GCAACAACAGCACGCCCAGCAGCGCGCCGCCTATCCGCCATCGCACGGCGGATCTGCTGCTCATCCAATCCAAGCAACTCAAGACCAACCTCAGTCTCAGCAAGCCAAGGAACAACACCGATCTGCTTCGCGCCCGCATCGGCAGCAGCCGCCTTAGACAGATAGATCGGGGAACGCCACTTAGCCTCAATCGAACCCCACGCCTCGGGGACTTCCGATAGCCCGTTCTGGATCGCCAGTGCCCGGTTCACTGTGCGGCGGATCGGAACAGACCAGTCATCCATAGCACCCTCAGCCTCAGCTATCAGGTTCTCCCTAGACGCAGAATAAGCATCAGCGCTAGTCGGGTTCGCCATGTCCGTCAACGCGAAATCGGAATCCGGAAGATCAGTCTCACGAGCCATGAGCTTCGCCAAAGCATTCAACTGCGCCAAATGCGAATCGGGCGACTGAGCATCGAACTGCTTCACATCTGCCCGCTGATTCTCCTGATCGCTATCAGTGCTATCCGGAATGCCAAAAGTACGCCCAAGGGCCATCTGCCAAGACGCCTTCATAGTCCCGTCAGCGTTCTTGAAGATACCCTCATCAGCACCCAACAGGATCAACTTCGGAATCGTGTAAATATCCATGTGAGCCTCAAGCCTCACCAGAGCACGCAACGCCGAATCCTGATGCCCCATGACAGGCCGCGTAATCCTAGACCGGCCCATACGCCGCGAACCGCGAGGATGGTAAACCAGAGGCTCAGCCGGAACCCCCCACGCATGCGGCGAACGGTCAACCGCCCAAACGCCATCCTTCTTCTCAGCGCTGATCGTCAGATTGAACAGATACAGGATGAAACCCGTGATCTTGTTATCCTCACGCGCCGTAACCGAAAGAAGATTATCCAGAGAGCGCCGGCGAGCGTTCCACTCACCGTAAGCATTCAGGGCATCCTTGGTATGAACCAATGCAGCCGGCTCGCCATCATCAGGGTCACCCTTAGTCGTGATCAGGTATGACACCCCATGAATGAGGGAATCCGTACGGGCCTGCGAAATCTCTGAGAGCAGGAAGTTGCTTTCCTCAAGCTCACTCATGCCCAACGATTCAAGATCGCCATCAGGCCAGATCATCTTCTCAAGATTGCAACGACGCGCCAGGCCATCAACGCCCTTAGCAGCCCACCCAAGAGCGATACCGATCCTCGCGTACTGCGGAGGAATGACAGTACCTACCTGCTGAATAGCACGCTTGCCGTCATAGTACGAAGAACGCAACAAATTACGCCGCGACTTGTTAGCCAGTTCCTCAGCACACCGATTCAACACGGCAACTTCATCATCACTCAGACCAGGAACAGACAGCTTCTCGAAAGCCACTAAAGAACCACCGCCGTCCTAGATCCAGCACGCCGCGTTGGGCGATGCACGTTTTCGTTTTGAGCGCCCCAAAGGGCAAGAGTTTCAGCGACAATTGGCGTGATATCCGACGCGGCATCCTTACGGTTCCACGCCCAACCACCAGCAAGAGGACGCTTACGCGCCAAAGACAAAGCAACATTCACCTGAGGCTGATCCGTATGCATCACAGATCCATCAATCACGCCGTCATAGAACTTCGCGCAGGCAATCGACATATGCCGGCCCTCAGCAGCGGCCAAAGTGACCAAGACGTCAGTGCCAATCAGATAATGCTTCCCGCGGCGTTCCTCAACAAGACCAGACATCTCATCAACCACAACAGCATGCAAACGGTTCTTCGCAGCCCGCGAAACAACCCACGGAATCACCCAGTCAACGCCCTTGCGGCTGTCATCCAACTCCACATGCCAGCGGCCATCGGCACGCTGACCAGCCAAAGCCACCGACGCAACAGAACGACTAGGCGGAACATCAATAGCCAACGAAAGCCGCTCAATCGCCATAGACGCCGGGTCCGCGACAGCGTTCCACGAATCCTCATCGATGACACGGGCGGAATCCATAGCGTCCCAGATGCCCCGGCCTTCACGGTTCCAGGAGTCATCATCGCCAAGGTTCTCCCGCAACCGCTCCATCGACTCAACAGGCGTTCTATGGGGATAAGACGGGTTCATAATCGGCCACTGCGAACGGTCATCAGGATCAGACCCGCGATCAGCCGCAATCTCTAACCAGATCGCATTCGGAGACTTACCCTCAAGAGCCTTGGACCGACGCCCCTCGAACGCCTCAGAAGGATCAGTGGGGCGGGGTGGGGTGCCCATAAAGAACAACAGCGCCCCATGCTCGTTACGCGCCTGATTCGTCGCGGCGATCATATCCTCAAGCGCCTTAGTGTCAAGGATCTGAGCCTCATCAAAAACTTCAATGTCGATCTCATCGAAGCCGCGCCCAAAGCCCTGCGAACGGGCACCGAACATGATCATCGAGCCGTTAGTAAACTCGACCTGCTGTTCGCCATTCCCGGCACGCATCGCCCGAATATGCGGGGCGATCTTCTTACGTCTACATATTCCCCGCAGTGTCGTAAACGTCTTAGTGGAAGTACGCAGATGGTGGGCGGTCCAAACAACCTGCAAACCCGGAAACAGGATGCATAGAATAACGACCATCGCTAGAACGAAGTAAGTCTTTCCAACCTGCCTGGGGATTGAAAGGCCAATCCCACCAACTGTCGCCGCATACTTCCCGCGTTTGTCATAGCCAAGGCAAACCGTACCAAGCTGCGCCTGCCACCAATCAAACCCCAGCCCCAACTCAGAACCCTTAGCCTCAACCCGAGGCCAAACAGTCTTTTCAATAGTGGGTGGGAATACGAACGCCTTAGCAAACTCAGACAGCCGCGGAGTCGAACTTTCCGTCTTCGACTTCGGCATGAGACTCCGCTTCCTCAGTACGGGCGTCAATCGCCTCGATCTCCCGCACCGTCTCCATCAACCGCTTCGACAAAGCAGCCAAATCACGGGCCGGTGTGTTCGGATCCTCAACAGCAACGGCGATCCGATCCCGCGTAGCAGCCAACAACTCACGAGTCGTACCACCCTTAGCAGCCTCAGTAACCGTCTTAGGCTTGCTCACAGGGGGCTTCTCATCGGCAGCAACAGCACGCAAACCACGCTTAACAACCACCAGAAACACCCCCTTTTCGAGGTCCAATTTGGGAAAAAATGCTGGGGAGAGATACCGCCTACACCCGGCGGGGCTTAGCAAATCGGGGTGGGGGGCCTCCCCCCTGGGGTTCAGTCGAGCGACCCTGACCGTCTGACGATTGGTGCTATGAGACGGGCTCGCTTCTTGCTGTTGCACTCTCGATGGGCTGCTTTGATGTTATCGATGGCGTCTCTGCCGCCTTGTGCGAGTGGGATGACGTGATCGATGACGAATGCCATTGGGTCTAGGTGTGGGAGTGTGTAGTCGATGGGTTTGCCGCAGATGTGGCAGGCTGGTTGGTCGCGTCGGATGCGGGCACGGTGCTTGTCGCGTGTTGCACTGTTGCGCTTGACCATTAGCCCCTCCGAATGTTTAGGGTGCCGGCGTCTCTCGACGAGCGGCGTGGTCCGCATACGGCGCACCAGCGTAGATAGTTGCACCTAACCTTTCAGTCGGTTCCTATCTGTTTGCGCCTCACACTGGCGCGACCACGGCTAGGTAGCGGCCCGGCACTGTGGTTGATCTATGAGTCTTCGTCGTCTTCCCCGATGTAGACGACTTCGATTCCTTCGAGAGCGTCTTCCCTGCCCTCTTTATATGCGCGGGCGAACGTGCCAAGACCGAGGGTCGCAGCTTCTTCTCGGAGCAGTTCGGTTCGGGCTTCGATGTACTCGACGATGGCCTTGTAGATTCTCATCGTGCCGCCCTTGTCCTCGTTGGATCCTGGAGCTTGGTTGTTCCGCGGACCCAGCCTTTGCAGTTGCCGCATTGGTAGAGCCTGTAGGACGTGACGTTGGTGTGCGTGGTGCCGTCACGTTTGAGCTTGGTGGATCCGCAGTGCGGGCATGAGTGTTCGTCGCCTGTGAACATGCCGTGGTGGGGTGCGTTGGTGATCCATGGGAGTAGCCGCAGGTAGGCTTTCTCGGTGATTAGGACGTCGCCGCGGTTGTATTTCTCCATCGTGGCCCACGCTTTCGCGTCGCCTTTCATGCAGTCCAGCCAGAGGTCGAAGCCTTGGTGTTTGACCTTGGCCCCGACGCCTGACTGTTGTACGAGGTAGTCGAGTTTCCGTGATGGGAGGTCGAACCTGTTCTTGTTGGTTTTGATGAGGTCGATGCTTTTGAAGGGCTTGGCCGGCCCCATGCCTGCGAGCATGAAGGCGTTGTTTAGTTTCCGTAGGTCGTAGCGGTCACCGTTGTAGGTCACGGCTATGTCGGCTTCGGAGAGTAGTTTGTGGGCTGCTTCGACCATTGGCAGGTAGCCGTCTTTGTGTTCGCTGTGGAACGTGACTTCTTTGGAGCCGAGCCATTTGGCTGCGAAGCACATCATGCCGCCGTGCTCGACTATCTGGTTGATCCCGATGTTCTGGTCCCAGATTCCCCAGTGGTAGGACAGCATGGGGCGTGACTCGATGTCGAGAATCGCGACTTTCGTGTTCCTGGCTTCGGGGGCTAGTTTGGGGGCGACCTTGCGTGCGAAGTCACCCATTTATTGGCCGATTAGGTTGCAGGTGCAGTCGCCGCGTTTGTGGCGGCGTACTGCGTGTTCGGACATGTAGTAGCCTGCGCCGGTCATTTCTCTAGCGA